TTGAATCCAAAGCTACTATCGGAGTTAAACTCTCCAGCCTGTGTAATTCCATTTGTACCATCAATAATTACTGGCATTATCTTGCTCCTTCTAATTCAGCGATGCGGACTGCTTGTGCATTTTTCATATTAGTCCTTAACAAGCCATTAATACACAAGGTACACAGTAAGAACCATCTGCGTATGTGCAAGTTATATGATTAGAAGTTACTTTAGCAACTGTCTTACTGCGGACAATATCATCACCTTGTGGTTTAGCAGTACCATCGCCAGCAGACATTAGTAAATCGCCTTTCTGTACTACGACACCATCTGCAATACGGATAATCATATCGCCTGTCATAGCCACATTCATATCATCTACACCATACTGCTCATCCATAGTCCAATTTACAAAAACACCAGCAACATTCGTATCGCCTTCAACATCGGATACTTTCATTTTATTTAGCTGTTCATTGTCTGCAACTACACCCTCTTTTTCCCAAACGCACATATCATCAAGGTTAGTAAGAACTGTACCTTTAACAATGGATTCGTCTTTAGAGCCAGTAGGCAGTTGCGACCAGCGAGATAAGTGTCCACCATTGAATGAAACTGTTGAGCCTGATACAGAAATAGAGCCTTCTGATGTACCATCTTGTCTTAAATCAACTAAATTTCCATCATTGGTACTTCTATTAATTGAAACTGGTGTATCAGAACCTCTTGATACAGCTAATAAATTTCCTGAATTTAATGCAATTCCAGTTGATGTGCCACCTACACCAGGTAGTGAATTAGTTGTGTTAAAGCACAAATTACCACTAGAGTCAATACGCATCCGTTCTGCACTAGCTGTTGAATCAGTAAATCGCAATGCTCCTGAACCAGTATATGTCCATTGAATATCAGGTTCATTTGTAAAAGCACCAACTACGACGCTAGAAGCATTTGCTCCAGTTCGTAATACTTTCATTGTAAAGTTACTACCAGCATTTCCAACAGCCAAATTGCCGTTATTAATTTCTAATTTTTCACTTGGACTACTAGTACCAATACCTACATTCTGTGAAGTATCAATCGTTACCGCAGTAGTAGGTGAAGAACCAGTTTGTAATGTTAAGCTGGAATTCCCACTTGCTATATTAGTTATAGTTCCTAATTGAGCAGTGCCAACAGTGTTCTGGCTTGGAGTAATGACTTGCGTGGTGGTGCTTAGATAACGTACATAGACGTTATTAGTTCCGCTTGATGGTGCGGAGGTCATGGTCAGCGTTGTGCCACTCAGGGTATACGCATCGTTGGGCTGCTGGACTACGTTGTTGACTGTGACTTGAATGTCATTAATCGAGCCTACGGTGCGGGATAAGGTAAACGCAGTCGCTGAGCCTGTGCCGTTAAAATAGTCGGTTCCAGAGATAAAACTCTGGGTTGTCGGTGTATTTCCGAGGTATGCCATGCTTTGCCTCTTAGGTGATTTCTAACAATGAGCAAACAACGTCTGCGCTACTAGCAGCAGAAGTCAAGACTTTAAGTGCATCGGCAGCTTCTAATACAACCTTTTGGTCTCCACCTACAATAACTAAAGAGCCACCAACAGGTACTGTTGCACCTTCAATTAAATAGTAGTCAACCGCAGAAGAAGTGATGTACGCATCACAAGTGATTGGGGATGCTGTAGTATTAGCTACTGACAGTCCAATCAATGTAGTTTGTGTTAACGCAGGAGCAGTGTATATAGTGGCAGCAGCTGTGCCTACGTCTTTGCTAAATGAATTCTTGAATGTATTTGCCATTTGTTTTCCTTAATAAATCAACCGAGAGCAATTGCTAAAGCTACTGCTGTACCTGCAGGGTCACCAGAAGTAATAGTTGTAAATGATAAAGTCCCTGATCCATTTGTTTGTACTACCTGTCCATTTGTACCATCAGTAGTAGGTAATGTGAATGTGCCTACGAAAGATGTTAGGTTACTATCATATGCCTGTATGTCGGTACCAATTGTTAAACCTAAAGATGTCTTTAGTGTGGCTCCCGATTCAGCTACAAAGTTAGTACCGTTACCAATAATGACTGCGTTATCTGTTGGTGTTAAACCAGCAATGTCAGCTAACTGTGCGTCATAGCCCTGCACATCTGTACCAATTGCAAGACCTAGTGAGGTCCTTAGTGTATTACCTGTCTCTAATACAAAGTTAGTACCGTTACCAACAATGACCCCGTTATCTGTTGGTGTTAGTCCAGCTACATCAGCTAACTGTGCATCGTAACCCTGTACATCGGTACCGATTGCTAGACCTAATGAGGTCCTTAATGTAGCACCAGATTCTAATACGAAGTTAGTACCATCACCAATTATAACACCATTGTCGGTAGGAGTCAATCCTGCTACATCAGCTAACTGTGCATCGTAAGCTTGTACGTTTGTACCGATAGCAAGTCCTAGATTGCTTCTTGCAGTACCCGCATCAGTAGCACCTGTACCACCATTAGCAATAGCCAATGTGCCAGTAATATCGGCAGTGTTAATCTCAATTGCATCCCATGAGCTATTAGTACCATCCGTCTTGAGGTACTTGCCTGAGTTAGATGTCTGTGTTGGTAGTAAATTATTTAATGCAGTATTCGCTGTAGAAGCACCAGTACCTCCATCAGCAATAGCTAAGTCAGTAATGCCAGTAATAGAACCACCAGTGACGGTTACGTTACTTGCATCCTGTGTAGCAATAGAACCTAAACCTAAAGAAGTTCTAGCAGTAGCACCAGACTCAGTAACAAAGTTAGTTCCGTTGCCTACAATAAAATTATTGTCTGTTGGGGTTAAACCTGCAACATCCGTTAGCTGTGCATCAAAAGCCTGTACATCGGTACCGATTACTACGCCCAATGTAGTACGAGCAGCAGAGGCATTAGCATCATCTACAAGAGTTCTACCGAATGCAGAGAAGTCAGCTACTGCTGCTGTTCCTGAACCAGTAAAGTATGGTACCTTATCAGCTGCTGAAGTTAAACCAGCCAATGCAGTGAGTTCTGCATCCAGAGGTTGCTTAGCATCTAACTGGGTTTGAATAGCAGAAGTAACACCATCAACAAAATTTAATTCAGTACCCGTTGGAGTAATGACAGTGCCATTTATTTCTAGGGTATCAATGTATGCAGTACCGTCAATGTATGCATCTTTAAATTGAAAAGAAGAGGAACCCAGATCAATAGCGTCATCTGTACTTGGAATAATAGCACCAGAAGAAACTACTAAATTTTGTGCAGGACCTATCTTTGTGATCGGAGAACCATTAGCTGCCGCACCATCGTGATTGTGTCCGGTGCTTGCATTAAATGCTGCTACTATTGCATCAAATTCACCGTCTAAATCCGAAGCATTAATAATATTACCGTCAGCAATATTGTTAATATTATCATTTCTTGTATATCCAGTTGCCATATCTATTTACCTTATCGTCTATCGTAAGTAGCGTATTCTAATGTTGCAGCATCAAGTGAAAATGCAGGGTCCGTGCTTTCTGATACGAACTGCAAAGACACGGTGAATCCAGATCCTATTACTTGTGTTTGAAATAATTTTTTTAATTTTGTTCCATAAAGAACATCTCCATAGGTAGCCGAAGAAGAACCATAAAATCCTACAGCACCTGTTTGATTTGACAATACTATTGTGTCAGGTTGTATCAAACCTTCGTCATCAAAATCAAGTTTTAAATTAACAGAAGTTGTTACACTTCCTGTTGGGTCTGTATACAAAAATAACTTATAAAATGCTTTACGAATTCTAGGGTCTTCCATTGGAACAAATGGAGTAGAAAAGGTAGCAATAATATTTGAACCATTAAAACTGTTACCCTGTTCCATTTCATATACAAAACCATCTGTATTTGAAAATACAACTGTTTCAACCCGCCCAAAATAATTACTATCCGCAACAAAAGATTTAATGCCTCGTAATTCAGCCCACGCTATCTGCCCAGTTTGATCCCCAAGTGTTTGAGTGCCTAACACGCCTACAGCATTTTGTGTAGTAATCTCATTATTATACCCAAAAATACGATATTGAGATTTCTCTCGAATAACTACACTAGAAAAAGATGTACTAGCTTTAGTAATAGCTGTCATCTCACTCTGAATAGGCTTGGATACTACTGCAATACTAAAGTCTCCTACTTTATCTGTGGCACCTAAAAGACGTAGACCGTCAGGTCCTAGGAACATAATATCAGATCCAATCTCCTGAATGGTATCTGTGTCAATACA